ACGGGGTTTATGTGACTGGATTCTTCCCAAAGAAGGCAGGTCGTCGACGCACACTGCGTTCTAGGCGTAAGAAACGCACCTATCGCCGCCGAGTGTAGCAGTTCTTGTATGGACGGCAGCTGGCCTTTTGCGTGAAGCCCATGCGGCGGCACGGGGTCTTCTTGCAGTAGGCACGGGACATCAAGCGCTTCTTCTTGAATACACGACGCGTCTTCATTGTTTCATGACGAGACTTTGTGTGCCACCGCGTTCCAACCTTAAGAAACGCACCCGAAGGAGAAGTAAATGGAGACCGACCTTTTGGTGAACCCCAATATGGTGTCTGGCGGAATGGCCAACATTGAAACCATTGACCTCCCGACGCTCAACTTTGAGGAGTTCAGTGGCTCCTCCGCTCCTGCCGCCTCCGCGGCCCCCAACCTGGTACCCTCCTTTGAGAACGTGGGTCCCGAGGTTGTGGGAGGAATGCGCAACTTCAATGCCGAGTCGTACTCTGCCGCCCCGCAGATTAAGCACGTGTCCGACGATGCCATGATGCGGGAAAAGTATGAAATCCTGCGCAAGTTTGAGCGCCTGTCCAAGCTGGGCGTGCCGATGCGCAAGCGCTTCACGATGGATTCGTCTATGGAGGAGATGAAGATGGAGCTGGAGTTCATCAAGCGCGAGAAGTCCATGGATGCCACCATCAAGCAGTTCTCCGAGTGGTTCGTCACAGGTATGAGCGGTCTGGAGTACGGGTCCAAGAACATTCAGATGATGAAGGCGTTTGGACTGCAGCTGGACGGCCTGTCGGAGGCGGCACAGATGAACGTGGCGGACTTGGAGGACGACTTTGAGGAACTCTACGACATGTACGGCGAGAACCTCAAGATGCACCCGATGGTCCGTATTCCCCTGCGCACCTGCATGATGGTGTACATGGTCCACCTGACCAACCAGATGGCCCGCAAGGCGCCAATCCCCAACATTGACGACATTATGCGTCAGAACCCCGACATTGCCCGTTCGCTGGCGGCCGCCGCCATGCAGAACCAGACCCAGCAGATGCGCGCCCAGCCGTCTGTACCCCAGCAGGCACCGTCCAACCCGCTGGCGGGTCTCATGAGTTTCATGCAGCAGTCTCAGCCTCCACCGCCTCCCCCGAATATGGTCCCTCGCCCGCCGCAGGAGACCAAGCCCGTTCGCATTGGCGTGCGCAAGACCCCGCAGGCCGCACCCGCACCGCAGCCCATGGTGAACGCGGCCCCCGAGATGCGCGCGCCGCCGTCCATTGAAGAGCTCCTGAAGGACATCAAGCAGAATGCACCCCCTGCCCCGAAGAAGGTTAACAAGCCTGGTTCCACGGGGAAGAACAGCGTGGTGATTAAGCTTTAATTCTGCGTCTATAACAAATGCCTGGAGTTGTCATCCACTTTTCTAAGGAATCCCGTAAGGCTTTGAAGGAGAAGGCAGAGAAAGCCGAGGCAGAGCTTACGTCCGACCAGAAAGCGGCACGGAAGAAGGCGCAAGAGGCAGAGGCGGAGCGTGCAGAGGCGGCTCTCCAAGCACAGGTAAAGGAACAGAAGGCAGCGGAAAAGATTTATGCACATGTTCGTGGACACCATACACGGAAACATAAGGGTAAGCGCGGAGGGACGCGCCGTCGTCGTCACCGTACCCGCAAGACCCGTCGCCATCGTTAAACTTTAAGACAATGTGTAAACATTAACAATGATTCGAAACGTAACAGAGTCGCAAAAGAAACGTGTTGCTGGACGCCAGCGATTTAAGTGTGCTGCTTCTGTCCCCGATTACACATGTCCATTGAAAGGAGAACCTTTCGATGAATCTGGATGGGAGATTGATCATATCAAAGAACTCAGAGACGGTGGTTCAAACGACCCTACAAACCTACAGGCACTTTGCATTATGTGTCATCGCGTAAAGACGAGTCGTGCAACAAGTGTGATGTCTAAGAAGAACGCGCCGAAGATTGAAATACATACATGCTATCATTGCCATAAACACAGCGCTACTGTGTTTGAGAATGAGAAATGGCATTGTGAAGCCGATTGCAATCGAGAATGCAATGGCACTCCTAATGACGGATGTGGACCCCGTTCATCTCCAAATCCCCCCGTATTTGTTCAGAAACTTGACAAGTTTCGCCATGTCCCACGCATCGATCCTCCCGGAACCATTAGGAGACAATTTGTTCGTCCGAACGGACAATTGGTATCTAGTGTTGAATATCCTCGTTGAAAACGGACCGAATGAATCCACGACAACTGAAAGTAAAAATGCCGACCCTTGAAGTTCAGCTTGCCAAGGCCCAGAAGGACCTTGATGCCATCCCGCACGTTAACACGGCGTACTGGTATGGCCGCCGCCGCAGGGCTGACGACTATCATGGAGATGACGCAAAGGCACGCGGTCTCATGGAGCGGGTGAGCCACCTCCAGCAGCGGATTGAGGCGAGAAACGAGCGAGACGAGCGGCACGCAGCTGCTCGGACGTTAATGCGACTTGCGGAACAGTGGGTTCAGACATACGAGCCGATTGACCTTCCAACTGACACATCTGCACCCACTGCTCCTGCGTGATGTTCTGGAACGTCTTCAAGCAAATGGACACATCCTTGGCCGTCTTCTTCCCCATGTGCCGACAATAGTCGCAGTTCGTCATGACGATGTACTGCGCCCAGGGTCCAGTCCTTAACACCAAGGCGTAGAAGGTGGACAACTGCTTCCACGTCACCACATTTTTCTTGTGGGACACGTGCTTCTTGTACTTGCACTGCACCGCATAGTACTTGCCTTCGTGTTCGGCGATAATGTCAATGCCCACATCGGGCCGCTTCAACGACAGCTTGGTCAATAGCTCGTCGGGCACGTCCTTGAGGAGCCATACGTTCTCCAGCTTGCGCACGTGCTTCAAGTACTTGACGCAGAAGTCCTCAAAGACATCGCCACGTACCTTCTTGTTGTCGCGGGTCCTGAGTTCAGTGAAGGTGTGTGCAGGTTCATCGTACCACTTCTGGCACTCGGTCAGGAACAGGTCAAACAAACTGGTGCCGTCGGGGCGTTCGCGTAGGAAGAGAGCGTGAAGGTCCATCCTGCACCCCGCTTCAGCATGGACTGCGCAAATCCGTTTTGGAGAATAACCTGCGTGAGCCCAATCAGAGTCCACAGGAAGTACTTGTTCCAACGGTAGCGGAACCGCATCACGCAGAACAGCAAGCATCCAAGGTAGAAGCCGATGGGGAGGTTGTCTAGCGCGAGTAGCGAGTGGAGGTAGTTGAGACCCAAGGATACAGCATACAGCACGTGCCAACTCAACGGACTGATAATCTGCTTGCGAACAAGCGTCATCAGGAAGGCCGCAATCTGAATCGGGAACAGAATGAACAGCGCCCTCTCCATGGACGGAGAGAACAGCAGGATTCCCGTAGCCAGCACTTGGCTCACCGAGTAATACAGATTGACACGGTCGCGTGTCGTCTGGGATACCCAGTCAGGGAACGGCATGTCGCGCATGGTGGTCACATTGACCGTGTAGTACATAGTCGCGAGGTCGGCGAGCGCCATGGTCGTCAGCACATTGGCGAATCGCGTCCACGGGCTGGACACCTCATGCATGGTCAGCGCCATGGCGACAAGTGAACGGGTGGCAAACAGAATGCTGTGTGCACGGAACTCGGGCCAAATCATGGGCGCATGAACGGACCGAATGGCGGGAAGGTGGAAGATGAGTGAGGACCACGAAAGCAAGAAGTGGAAGACCAGGAACAGCCAGGTGCGGTCATCAAAGTACATCGTGCCGAACTTGAAGAAGCGTCCAAACTGAAGCGCAAAGTGGAGGACGGAGACGAGACCCAGCGTCTTGTGAAGGTGACCGAACTTGCCGTCCTGGTAGGTGATGAGAGACTCCATGATGAGCGTTCAGTCAGAAGCCGGACCGCAATCCGTTTTTCTAGTCCTCCTCGGCAAGTGTCTTGTCCTTGGCGTGGGCAGTGGATATCTTCTCCTTCTTGGGATTGTGTTCAAAGCCCTCGCGGCTACGAGACGATGTCCCTTGGGCAATGATGATGAAACCCGCCGTCAGCAGCAAGGAATACACAAGGTCTCTCGTGCCGACGAAACACACTGCAAAAATTGCGATGCGTCGGAGGAGGAGGTTGCGTTCATAGACCTTCGGGTCGTCACTGAGCTCGTCAATGAAGTGCCGCGACCCCACATTGACCAGAATCAGCATGATGCCCAGAAAGAGCTTGTGATTGTTGAGGATGTCAAGCATTGTTCAGTAGCGGGGAAATATGTTTACATAGCCGTCTTCTCCATGCACTTCTTAGTATCCGAGTGCCACATGCAGGGGTCCTTGCACTTGTCCTGGCTCATAACACTGTCGCACTTGCCCGTCATGTACTCCAGACCTTCCTTAGAGCAGCAGGACACAATCAGGACCGCGAGGAACAGGGCGAGGGGCTGGCTGACGTTGAGGGCAACGTACGCAGTGGCCGCCAAGGCGAGCGCCTTGCCGACCTTGGACTGGACCAGCGGGCCCACGAGGCTCGGGGAGAAGCATGTGACAAGGATAACAACGGCAATCGCAACAAGTTCGTTGGTTCCAGACAGACGCATTTTACTAGAACTCCCCATAATTTTCTGCCGACCCAAGAACAAGTGTGGTATGGACTATACCTTGTTGGAGGACGCATATCCCGACGGAGGGGATTTCAAGAGCCGAACGGCAATCAAGGAGGCCAAGAGCGACGACCCGCGCGATGCGAAACGTCGCACAAACCCCGATGCGACCAAGGCGGCGGCTGACTTAACGTCCGTCCTGCCCCTGAACACGGAGTCGTCGACGTCCAACTTTGGCGACGGCGGAAAGCAGGTGTACATGTACGCAGGCAAGCAGCGGCCTGTGGGCCAGTCGGTGCAAGAGGCCTTCACAACTCAGTCGGCAGGTGACGACATGAAGATGAAGATGGACAAGATTCTTGCCATGGTGGAACAGAACAAGACGGGCTACGAGCCGAACAGTACCAACGATATGTTCCTCTACATCCTCACGGGCGTCATGTTCCTGTTCACCTTTGATACCTTTGTGATGTTGGGCAAGACAATGCGTGTTTAACGCGGCACACCCTCATTGACCTGAAGGAAGGTCTCAAACGACGACACGTCCTCAAACACATTGTCCAAGTACTCAATCTCAAACGTCAGGCTGTTCTCACCGCTTCCGAAGCTAATCGGGGCGTTGAGAGGAATTGCAGACGTCACAGGAGGATTGGCGGGAACACCGCTGATGTTCGCGAACGGCAGATGGCGCCGGAACGTGATATGGAAGCGGTCCAATGTCCCGATAGGAGGATTGTAGGACGTGACGTTCTCATCGTATGTCTGGTCCGTGTAGAAGATGGCCGACGTGCTGGTTGTGGACGGCGTCAGCTGATTGTAGTTCACAATCTTTGCGAACGCATAGTCCGCATAGCCCGCACGGTCCGCGCCCGGTGCCGTTTCGTCGATACGGTTCAGACCCTCAACACCCACCATCACATACTGGTCAATTGCCGCCACCCATCCTGCCGTCGGCGCGTTAATCACCGCGTTCTTCAGGCGAATGCGTGTCACATTGGAAAACGGGCGGGGCAGGTAGACCACGTAATCACCGGGGTCCGAGACGCGGGCACCACCGTTGACCATCACATACTTGGTGGGGTCACGGTCACGAGAGTCAATGGATACGATACGGGTCACACGCTTCAGGGCGCGGACGGGCTGAGACTGGCGCACTTGGACACCGTTGCGGTTGAACTGCATTGTGCTTTAGTGCGAAGAATTCCGACGCGCCAAATCCGCATCAGCTGTTCTCCACGTCTTGCCGTGAAGCACAAAGGAGTACACGCGGGCCATGCCCCATGCGTGCTGGGACGCACCCGGTCGATGTCCCGTGCGCCACGCGGCCAGTCCACGATTGTACACCTTTTCCAAGACACTCATCGGCACGCCAGTGGCCTTGGCAATCGCAGGCAATCCAGTCACACCTGGGTACTTGGTGTGGAATCGCGACGTGTACGAAGATGGACGACGCTTCGTTCCACGGTCCGTGGCAAACGGGCGGTAGGCAGCGGGGTTCTTGTACGACATCTTGGCTCGGCGGGTGATTTCACGCCGTCGCTGGGTCTTCTTGTGACTTGACAATCCGCTGAGGTACTTGAACGGTATCAGGGCGCCTCCCCCTAGCGGCGACGGCTCCCTTGGTACAGCCACGTTACCGTTAGCGGCAGCGGCAGCGGCTGCAGCTTGTTGGGGTTGGTTTTTAAGATATGCACTGAACTGGGTTAAGGAGGCGTCAATGGTTTCTTTCTTACCGTCTGTTATCTCATTGTAGTTATTTAGTAGGTCCATGTCAGCGGTGATGGCGCTCTTCTCCAAGAGCTCAAGGGGTGCCATAAGAGGTCGGTGTGTACTGAACATAATGAACAATCTGTTCATCTCGTTCCGAAGAATCTCTAACTCGGCCTTAACGATATCCATCTCGGCAGTTAAGTTTCGTTTAGCCTGAGCCCATGCGAAACGTTTGAATTTGCCAAAGACACGTGCCGCCGTCTCCTTCAGCCCAGACTTTTCTATAGACGCGGCATTCGTGTCCTGTTGTTCTTTCGTTCCTACTGTATTCACGAGTGCAACCTGGAGAGAATTAATTGCGTTCTCTATCCCGGTTGTATCCAATGTGAGTCGGGGTGGAGGGGAAAGCTCAATAGACCGTTCAATGACTTGGACCTGATAGTATATGAATATCAGGTCGCGCTCAACGCGTTTTATCAGGTCTTTTTGTAGATTTAGATTGGCATTGGTCTTTACTGCGGATGCGACTAACATAACAAGTCCTGCTACCGCGGCTCCAACTATAGGTATATTTTTCGTGGCTTTGCCTACACGAGCAATAGCAGCAGCAGTAGCAAGTGTTGTAGCGGCAGCAGCGCGAGCAGAAATGATATTTGCAGTGCTTGCAGTCGCCGCATTGGTAATACGGGGCGGAGGGGCGGGCGGCGACGCGGGCGGCGGAGGGGCGGGCGGCGACGCGGGCGGCGGAGGCGGAGGCGGACGAGGAGGAGGACGACCAATGAGCCTACTAAACATCCGTCCCACTTGTTCTCTGCGTTTAAAAACAAAATGGGTGATTCTGGGTCCGCCGACATTGGAGATAGGATTAGCTGGACAGTCGTATTGGAGGAGTACTTTGCGCAGACAGGCGAGAAGGCCAACGGCTTGGCCATCATGCACAAGAAGGCCGAAAGCATCTTCACCCGCCGCAAGACGTACATTGACCTGCCTGTTATCATCGGGTCGGGTGCGGTTGCCTTCCTGAACGCGGGCTCGTCCAGTTTGTTCGCTGACCATCAGCTGGCGGCAACGGCGCTCGGTGTTGGGTCTCTTGTAATTGGTATCTTGAATACGATGGGTTCATACTTTGCGTGGGCCAAGCGGGCCGAAGGGCACCGCATGTCGGCAATTCACTACGCAAAACTGTATCGCTTCATCAATGTGGAGATGCGCCTGCCCCGCTTAGAGCGTATGCAGCCAGGGGACTACCTGAAGTACGTGAAGGACCAGTACGACCGTCTGGCCGAGTTGAGCCCGCCGATTCCGAGTTCGGTCGCCAAGGAGTTTTCCAAGACCATGGAGCGGTATAACGACATCTCCAAGCCCGAAGAGACCAACGGATTGAACAAGATTGAGATTTTCGTGGACTCGGCGCACGAGCTCGGTGGTTTGACTGCACCCCTCAGTCCTCCTCCGAGGAGTGTCCCGCCGTCGCCAGCGGCTCAGGTGAAGGTTGTGCTTCCGACGGCCGTGGCGGCCCCGAAGGCGCCTGCGGCATAAGCATGCGCGTGACGCGGTACTGCCGCCTCCGATACAATGTATTCCGTGCTCCGAACTGACGCTTGAACTGGGGGTCCACAATGTCCACAATCAACGGATGGACCGTGCGCCCAGCTTTCTCCACTCGCAGAATACGCCCGACAATCTGGTCAATGTCGGGTCTTGGTGTCGCCATGACCAACGTGTTCAAGGTAGGGACATCAAACCCCTCCTTGCACATGCTGTACGTCGCAATCAGGACCTTCTTGGTGCGGCAGAACTCGGTGCGCACATCCGACTTGACCGATTGGCTGAGGATACATGCCTCCTCCTTCAAGCCGTCGGGCAGCCCGTTCAGAATGTCCTTGCAGTGCTGCACTCGGTCGGACAGCACCAGCACTTGGCGTCCATCCTCAATGACGTCAGCAAGAATACGGACCAACCAACGTGTTCGGTCTTCGCAGGCCGCGAGCTTGTTCACCATGATGGGGACCGACACCATGCCCTGCGACGACACCACGATTTCATTGAACTCGGGGTCATTGTTTTCGTATTCGTACATCTCCACCTTCACCTGGACGTCCACGGAATCGCCCGTGTCCGACTTGTACAACAAGGGTCCGAGGAACCAATGGATGGCGAACATCAGCTTGTCTTTGCGTTCAGGAGTCGCGGACAGTCCAAGCATGTACCTTGACGTAACTTTGGGTAGCGCTTGCACAAACACTTCAGAAGCAATGTGGTGACACTCGTCAACGATAACCAAGCCAATGGGAGCGAAGAGGTTATCATTTAGTTCCTTCATTGAAAGGGTTTGAAGCATAACAATTACAACGTCCTTGTCGGCCACATCCACAACATCGGCCTGGACCCTGCCGATACGTGCCTTGGGCAGAAACGCCTTGATGCGGTCAATCCACTGGTCGCGCAGAAAGGTGTTGTGCACAATCACCAGCGTTGGTACCTTCAACTTGGAGGCAATGTACAAGGCACAGACCGTCTTGCCGCCGCCCGTATGGAGGGACAACACGCCGTCGTGGGGCTCAGGGAGCAGGAAGGAGTTCACCACGGGTAGCTGAGCGGGGCGGATGGAGCCAACAAACTCCCAGTGTGCGTCGGCTGTCTTGGCCACATCACGCTCGGGCACGGGCCCGTAACGCTCAATGCCAAAGTGCTTGGGCAGATACAGGAACTTGGCGTCCTCGTGCCACACCTTGTACTTGGGCTGGAACTGAGGCTTGACCATGGAGAAGGGGCGAACAGTCAGTGCTTTCTTCAGCAAGAGTTCACGATGGTCCTTTGGGATTTGATATCCCTGAAGGGTCAGCATGATTGTTTCTTTGTTTGGTAGTGGTCAATTCGTTTTACCCGTGGATGCGTGCCACGTCACTGTTGATGGTCGTCATGATGACGTCCATAATCGTCTCGCGCATCTCCCACGACATCTCCTCCACCTTGTACATGAAACTAGGGAACACGCTGCTGCTCACCTGGATAATGTCGAACGGGTCGTGGTCCGCGCGCAGGCTGTTCAAGGTTGACTGAACGTAGGTCTCCAGGCGGTGGCGGTTCAGGTACGACCGATACGTAACGCGGTTTCCCGAGTTCGTAGTCGCGGTGAAGGCCAGCTTGAACATCGGCTCCGTGAGGGTAGGCGTCTGCACCACGCGCTCAACGACGAGCTCATCGTCGTCAAGCTCGGTGTTCTTGTAGATGAAGTGCAGCTGGAACAGGCGAGTGTTGGCGGTCGGCATTCTTATCTGTTACGAGCCCTTCATATGTAAACTACTCGCCGGTATCGTCGTCGCGCTCACGGTTGCCAATCGGAGGCACATTGTCATCTTCCACGATTGCGTCGTCTCCATTGAGGTCGTAGCGTTCTGCAGCAGGGTCTGGAAGTCCTTCCTCCTCTTCATACTCTTCTCCGTGGTCAACCACCTGTTCCTGTAGCTGCTTTGCGAACATGTCGCGGTCTGCGACGGTTACGATAAATGGCGCCAAGCCACGGTCCAGCAGCTGCTTGGTGATTTCGCGGTCTGAATCTGTCATGTCGCGCAGGCGGTCCGTAAAGGCGTGGCGCTCCTTGGCGCGCAAGCTGTTCGTCTCTGTCCGAGCAGCCGACACCGATGCCAGCAAGGAATACAGGGTCACATCCTTTGCCCGCATGTCATCATACATACGCCGCTTCTCGGGGTCTCCACCGATTGCAGCCAGAATTTCACGGAGGTAGCCCTTGGTGATGTCGCGAAGGAGGTCAGAGGAGGCAGTTGGGTCCAACGATGCGACCGGGGTCGCAAGTTGGGCAATCGCACTCAGATGGGCAATTAGCAGAGAATTCACTTTCCACGAGTCGGTGGGCTCAATCCCCATGCGCGCGGGAATCGCAATCTTCAGTCGCTTGGAAATGTCGGGAATGGGTACGGCAGCGGGCACTGCACGAACTGAAGGGTACTCTGGAACACGCCGTGCGAGGGGCGACGAGGTCAGTCCAGGACGGATATTCACGATGGGCTGACTGGACACGGGCAGTGTCTTGCTTATCCACGTCAAGCGGAACGATGGACACGGGCTGAAGCGGGTGAAGTTTCCCATCTCCTTGGGAGGCAGGACGACAGGAATCAGCATGACGGGCTGCGGCGCGGGAGGTCGCAATCCGAACTCTGCCTTGGCCCTGGCAAACTGCGCGGCAAACTGCTTGACGAACTTTGGAATTAGGCCCAAGATTTGCGTACGCAGGGTCTTGCCTTCGTGCATCACGGACTGGAGCACAGACAAGGATGGGCCCTGAAAAGACGTGGGAAATGCCTCGAACGTCTTGCGCAACACCAGCAGCAGGGAATCCGCAATCGTGAAGCCCTCAGCCTTGTCCGCATCGCGGGGGTAGCCGTCCAACATGAGCGGGCGAGGACCGAAGGAGCGGCGCGGAGTTAACGCAGGAAGATGGAGTTGTAACAGGCTCGCCGCCGCCGCGATGCCCACTGTGCCGCGGGCACGACGAGTTACGTCAGTATCTGTTTTTGCCAACGCAGTGGAGATGGTGCGGGCAAACTGCAACACAGGGGTCAGCTGGGCGGGGTCGGGGAGGACCTGTAGCAGCGACAGCAAGAGGTAGACCGTCGCATCCGATGGGTCTGTCATCACAAACAAGGGCATCATACTGCTGAGATTCCGCGTGTACTCGGCCACACCCTCCTTTCCAACAACCACCTGTCCCAGTGCGTCATTGTGCTTGGACAAGCGACCCTCCTCTGTGAACTCATCTTGGTCCACGAGCACGTCATTGTTCACCTGCTCTCCACACACGCGGCAGACACGTGACCCGTCCACGATTGCTGTCCACTTGCGATAGAACCCCAGGCGGTCCTTGGCCATGTCGCCTTGGAGCATGGACACTGCGTGGTCGCACAGCACAAACAGACCTTCCTTGTCCGTGTACTGTTCATTGGAGTGAATGGAGGACTGCAGTAAAAGCTGGACATCTTGCTCCTTGTCTTCAGGAAGGCGCTGGGGGTCGTTCAGAATCGCCAAGACTTGGGCACGCTGGCTGGATGTGGACTGGGCCCCGAACTTGGACAGCTCAGGTGCCTTTTTAGACAAGGGTGCGGGCTTGATTGCGGCCAACGCACGTATCGTAGGCATCAAGACGTCATTTCCAGTGGAATCTTTCCACAGCTTGCGGCCCTTGTATCCAACTTGGTGGCGCTCCTGCTTGATAATATCTAAGGGCACGCAGATGAGCTCCTTCGTCTTTCGCAGAATACCGCGAATCAGAAACTCTTGGAAGGGCACGTCCGTAAGTCCACATTGGCTCGGGTCTGCGGGTGGAAGAACAAGCTCTCCCATCTCCCCACTAGCCAGAACGGGAGCAACTCCTGCGTCCGCCGCCTTGGACAGAAGCATCGTGGCGACCAACGCGCCGCCATCCAACTGCTGTTGAAGCCACAATCTAGAGGACACGCCTGGGAAGTACGGCACACCATACTGCTCGGTCAGCTTCTGAGAGGGCGCATCCTGCTTCCCCTCGGGAAAGGGCAGGTCCAGAGGGGGCGGTAGGTCATTGGCTACAGGTTCAGGGGGGAACCGCTGGGTCCACATTTTCCACGGAATGGACGATAGCGCCACGTCGTAGACCTTCAGGTACTTGGCCCCCTCGCCATACGGGTCGGTTGTCCGCTTAACACCATGTGTCATCACAGCCTCCAGTTCAGGGACCACGTCAGACAAGGGCGCCTGGGTCTCAATGAACCGAGGCTTGTCGTCCATGAAGAACGGATGCTCGGCTTGCGGGTCAGGAATGTCCACGCCGCGGGACTTCAGGTAATACCCGCGAAGGGTCGCCTTATCGTCTGAACCCTCCACGGGCGATGAAACCAGAGTGATGCTTTCGTCCTCGTGGCGCTTGGTCCGCGTGGTCTTGAAGGTAGGCAAGAGTCGCGTTGGGTCCGTGCCTTCAGGGGACACGGCTTCTGTAACGACATCCACGGGATAGGGTGTGCCCCGTGTAGTATCAACTGAACGTGGAAGTGCAGCAATCATACGGGGGTAGGCATTCGGCTGACGGATTGCCGCCTGAGAGAAGAGGGAGGACCATTCTGCCCACCCGTACGTAGGCGCACCGCCCGTCGCCAAGACAGGAAAAATCCAGTCAAAGTGCCTACGCGTATTGGGCTCTTGGAGCACATAGTCTTCGGCAGTTGGTGTGATGTAAGCCTTGTACAATTCGCGGTACCGCTCCACCTCCTTCTCCAGTTCCTTCAGCTTGAACTTGGTGACGCGCTTGTCGCGGGGGACCATCTTCTCATAGGAGTCCGAGACCTGCTCGTCCAGTGTGTAGAAACGTGTAGCCATAGGACGCTGTGTCTCTTCCTCAAAGACCACCTCGCCCAGGACCTGCACGTCCTTGGCTTCAAAGGTGAAGAACTCATCCATTATACACCCTTAAGAATGCTTTCAAACAAGGCCATCGCGTCCGTGCGGAAGCGCTCCAACACGGTCTCGGGCTTGACCTTGGTGCGGAACCGAAGAGTCAACTTGGGAACAAGCGGGTGTCCAGGGTCGTAGGACACAAAGTCCACGAGCCCCGAGTCCAGAATCAGAACCTGCGCAAGGGCACCCAGCGTGTGTCCCTCAGCCACCGACTCAATGGAGAACATCCCATCGTCCGTCTTGGAAATCGGCTCCTTCAGGAACTCAGCCACTTTGCGCTGGTAGACCTCCACTGCTTGACGCAGCAGGTCCCGAGCAGGCACCACACCAATGCTCTCAATCGCAAAGTCAAATCGCGTGGGGCGGCCGCGCTCGTCCTGTTCGAACGAGCGCTGAATCAGGTGGTTGTCAAAGATACGAGTGTCCTTGGTCGCATTCGCACCCTCGCCCAACAGGTACGTGTCGCGGTCCAGCTTGACCCTCTCGGGGTCAATGTGGTTCCTGAAGGTGGCCACACACACCTGTGAAGCCCCAGCCTCGTCCACCCCCAGCGTGGCATCCACCTGCAGACCGTCCTCGGGGTGCTTGCCGCCCACATTGAGCTTGAGGAAGAGCAGCGGTGTCCCTAAATCACGGTCCTTGAGCAACACATCCTTGCGAGTAGAGCCCGAGACCACAAAGTCATCGGACGTCACCACACGGTCCACCTCGGGACTGGGGTCAAAGCGCATCTGAAGTTTGGTGTCGCGAACCACACCGACCTCCGAAGCCTGTACATTCACGGGTAGCATCAGGACTCGGTGCTTCAACATCTCGTGGTTCAGCTGCGTGGTGTTGGCACGAATGACCACATCACGAATCACCACCGTGGGAATCTCGGCCAGCAGGATACGGCGCAGCCCATTGACAAACGGAATCGGCACCTTGCTGAGCTCAAAGTCGATACGGTAGCCGTTCAAGGACGTCTTGAGGTTCTCCATACTTACTTCTTGGCTGCGTGATTCTCTTTCCGTTTTTTTCGGCTTTGTTCGCAATGAACAGTCAACCCATCCTGTTTTACAGCACCCGCTGCTCCCACAGCAAGCAGATTCTGGATACGCTGAAGACTCTGAACAAGCAGGAGTTGTGTCGCCTGTTTCCAATTGACGGCAAGCAGCGGTCGGAGCTTCCGCCGTTCCTGCAGAAGGTGCCCACGCTGTACGTACCCGAGACGAAGGATGTCTTTGTGGGCCAGGCTATCTTTGGCTACATTGCCAAGCCCGTATCGGCTCGCCGGGATGTGCCGACCACAGCCACGCCACCGAGTGCCCCTGCCCTGACGCCTGGCGCAGGCACAGTTCCGGGGGCCTCTATGTTGGCGAGCTTGGAATCGTGGTCCTTCGGTACGGCAGGCGGCTTCTCGGACTCGTACTCCAGCTGGGATGGCAAGTCGGCTGCGACGTCTGACCAGCTCCACTACACGTTCCTCGGTGGTCCCGCGCCTCCCCCAGGTGCCCCCGAGCCGACGACAAAGCAGAGTTACGATGGAGACAAGACGGGTCGTAACGACGACCTCGGGTCTCGGCTGGAGCAGCTGCAGAAACAGCGGGATGGTGAGTTCAAGGGAGTTTCACGGAAGTAACGTAGACACGCAATGTCTCAAGCTCAGCTGTTGAAGCTGTTCTTTGAGCAGTTTCAGTTCTTCCTTGAGCAGCTGATTCTGGTCTTCCCCCACGACCCCGATTTTCCAGTGTATCTGAAGAACCTCAAGATGGCTAGGATGGCGAACCCCCGAATGGTCGTTGGCGCCATTGAACACCACTGCCTGCCGTTTGCCGCCACCATCAAGGCCCGCAGTGCCGACTTTTTCTTGAAGTATGAATTCGCGGAATACGAGAAGGACGAGACCATCATTCCCGTAATACGCAAGATGAAGGACATGTGGGTTCAGATTTCGCCCGCCAACCAAGGGCACATCATGGACTATGTGAACAATTTGTTGGTGCTAGTTACGCATTATCTTGGAACCCGTACAAGTCCTTCGTTGCCAACTCCACCAGCTCCTTGATACCCGCGTCAGGGTCCTCAAAGTTCCGAAACAGAATCTGGTTGACTTCCGCAGGTGTCCACTTGCCGTCCAGATTCGTGTCCTCCAACACCACTTGTTTGTCATAGAAGGAATTGACCATCTCGTTCAGCACGGCTCGCGTGCACTTCTGAAAGTGCACAATCATATCAATTCGCCCAGGGCGGATTAACGCACGGTCAATGCGCTCAGGAAAGTTGGTCGTGATAATCAGAATACGCCCATTGGCTTCCAGTGTGCCGTCCAGCAGGTTCAACAGGAAGGACAGGTCCAGCGCATCCTTCTCCTCCTCCTTGTGCATGAACGGCTCCAGGTCGTCCTTCTTGGCGGCAACGGGCTTCTTCCACTCGCGCTTCAGGACCGCGTCGCCCATGGCATCAATGTCCTCAATGACGTACAACCGCTCGCTTACGGGAATCGTGTAGCGTTCCAGATTGGTGCCATTGTACACGTGGATTTCGTCATTGAAGAACAGGTGCTGCAACTGCTGCTTGGTCTTGATTTCCGAGAGCTGGATGTTGATGATATGGCGCTTGCCTTCGTTGGCAATGGCCTTGATGGTGGACGTCTTGCCTGTTCCTGGCGGGCCGTGATAGAGAAAGCCCAGTGTATACGGAATCCCCTTGCAGTCATACCACTCGCGGTGCTCCAGAAAGAACTTGGTCCGGTGCTTCACCTGCTTCTTCTGCTCAAAGAACACATTGTCAAACGTCCGGTTCGTCACGAACTTGGATTTGGTGTAGACCAGATGGGACGTGGGCAGGGGGTTCTGCATGCTGCCCTTTGCCTTGGACTGCACCATCTGGTCAAAGAAGTACCGATGGATGCCCAGCTTGTTGGCCATGCGGCGCTCGTAGGCGGTATTGCAATTGTCCACGAACTCTTGCAGGTGCTGGACATCGTGGTCAAAGCAGAACAGGATGAACTTGATGGTGTCCAAATGCCCGTCCACCACCTTCAGTTCAATGAGCTGGAAGTACACGTCGGACTCTAAGACGACCGCATCATATTCGTTGGGCAGGTAGTCGTGATGCGTGACGGACAGCAGGCTCTTCATGGCGGGCAGGGTGGTGACGTGGTGAATGACCGAATCCATGCGCGACGAGTAGATACTCTGCGGGGCAGCACCCCGCTGTTGCGAGGTTGCTGTCTGAGCTTGGTTACTCCGTTCACAGGTAATCGTTCCCTGCGGTATGCGGCCTTCCATTGTGTTGACTCATGAAAAGCACTTGTCCAGCGTTGCCGCAGCTGAATGGACGGGCTTGGTCCTGCGGAGACGCAGTTCCTTGGTCGCCTTGTCCACCGTATCCTGCGAGAGCGCCACAAACTTCTTGACATCACGCGCGGGGCCCTGCACATTCATGGTCGGCACGTGGAGACGGAGCGGGGGCAGCTGGACAGACACTAGCTCGTCGGACGACGTCAGGTACTCGCGATACTGCTCAATGTCCAGAGGTCCTCCGAACATACGGAGCACAGCGCGCGGCGGCGCAGGGGTCAGGTCCTTGACGGCAAACGCAGCCCGATACATGTCAACCATCAGGGAGTGACGGAGCCAGCGTGTCGTGTCGGACCCGGGCTCAGAGTACAAGTATGCCAACCCACACTCGGGAGAGCAAAAGTGCCCCTCGCACGAGTACATGTTCTCATAGGCATCGTAGGAAATGGGAAGCACACAAGCCTTCCACGAAAAGGGCGAGCAGCACCAGAAGCAGGCGGTTGTTGGCGAGTATGTGGGGCTCTTGGTCCGCGCCAGAATCTCTCGCATCGTGTCCGTATTGAACCGCTCAGCGACCTTGGACGTCTCCACGGCCGACAGGATATCCGAATAATTGGTCCCGCCCTCTGCGGGCGTGGGCACGTGTTCCTCCAACGGCAATCTCAGCGAAAAGACCACA